AGTTGTGCCCTGAGCCCCTGTAGAGCCCTGTGAGCCCTGCAAACCGATGTTTCCCTGGTATCCCTGCGGACCCTGGGTTCCCGTCGATCCTGTGGCCCCCTGGGGGCCTTGTGCGCCAACTGAGCCTTGTGGACCTTGAAACCCTTGCGGGCCGGTGATCGAAGCGTCGGCAAGAACGGTCCACACCTTTGTCGGCAGATCGTACTGATACGTCGCCGCTTGGTTGATGCTGGTCAGGTTGTACGAAGTGGGGCCGGTGGTTGAATCAAAATGGTCGGAGCCTTGACAGGCAACGGTGACAGCGTTGGCCGACACCAATTTGATGACGCTGACAACGGAGTTTTGAGCGGGTGCGTTGGGCAGGGTAATGGTGACGTTGCCCGAAGTGGTGTCAACGGGAACCAAATCCCCAACCGACGCGCCGTAAGCAGAAGTCTTGACGGCGGTGCGGGTAGTGCCGAACATCCGCAAGGATTCTGCGGTGGTGGCACGAGTGATTTCGTTGTTGAGGTTTGTGGTGATCGTGCCTTCGGCGGTGGTGGCACGGGATTGCTCGGCGGTAATTGAAGCGGAGAGTCCTGTTTCTGCGGCGGTAGCCCGATTGGTTTCTGCCGTAATCAGCGATTCAACGTCAGCAACGTCAGCCACGCCCCAGCCGTGCGCCCAAGCGGAGAGTACGGGCCAGGCTTGCGCCGTGGTCCCGTCCCCCGCCCGTGTAACCGTAGCACTTGTGCTACCAACGGTGTGATTGGTTACATAGACGTTTTCGGACAGGTTGATGTTGCCATTGCTGTCGAACGCAAAGAGGCAAACGAGGGCTACGTCACCCCCGCCGACATTGCCCAAACGAGCAAGGCCAGGGGAGTTGATGACCGTATCGGACGGACCAATAGCGGCACTCAGTTCGCCCTTTACGGAATCAAACCGTAATCGGGCCATGAGTTACTACCCCGCTGAGTTGTTGATCGTGTCTACCTCTGCGGTTTCCGGTTGCATCGGGAAGCCGTCAGGGTGAAAGTTGATTTCCTTGGTAGCACCGCAAGTTGGACAAGCACCCATGCAAGCTCTTGCACAAGTGTCCGTCTGCATTGCCCTGTGGCTGTCAGCCTTGTCAAAGCCGTAGTCCATCATCGCTCCATGTCGCTACGAGTGCGGAATGGAAACGGGTTGCCAGCGTTGTCCGGCTTCCAACTTTTGTTGTCGTGCGGGTCTGCCGAAATGTCTTGCATGACAATCGGGGCCTTCACGCCACGGGCGGTGGATTCGTCGTCAATGCCACGGTTCACGTTGCCAGCCGTAGTCACCTTTGCCACAACGCTCGGGTACGAGTAGTCGTAGTTCATGTGACCGGACATTTCTTCGGTGGTCATGGCACGGGTGGTACCAACAGAGTTGGGAGCGGTCATCGGATTGGCTTCGCTTTCATGTCAACGATTCCTTCATGCGCCCGGCTGTTTGACAAGTCTTGCAGCGGACCAGGCATGTAAATCGGGGTGGCGGCGCCATCGTCCCGCATGTCCACTCGACCATCGGCAGCCATTTCGCTGTCCATGTCGTGTGATCCAAACGAGTTGGCGTTGTTCATCTTTGCTCGCTCAGGACGCAGCGGGAGCGGGGTTCCGGGGGTTCCGGCCCATTCCATGCCACGAACTTCGCCGTTCCCCGTAGGGCTGCTTGGGAAGTTCATTCCGTTTCCTTTGTTTCGTTTTGCGTGGGTTCGGTCAAGGAAGGCATGGCTCTACCATCGGAGTGCGTGTGATACCCGCATTGCAAGCACTGGTACATGTCTTGTCCAGCGATCATGTCATACGAGCCACAATGGGCGCAATATCCGCGGTAGGCCATGCCTTCCTAATTACCGATGGCTACTGGTCGATAGCCGGGTCGTTGTAGGTCAGCGACGAACCAGTCTCAATTCGCTGGATCGAAGCCTGGCGGTAGATGCTGTATCCACCGAGCCAGTACCAACCCCACGGCACGAAACGACGCAGGAAGTCGGTGATCGGACCAGGAACAACGTGAGGCTGCTCCGTGTTGCCGTCGATCATCGACCACGCCTTTGCCAACGACTGACGACCCACGCAGAGGACGCCGTACACCGGGGCGTAGCCCGAGGACGAGGACGAGCCGACACCCTGGAACACAGGGGCACGGGGCGTCTCGATGAAGCGGAAGCCTTCAAAAGCTCCCATCTCACCGGCCCAAATTTCACCCGGCTGTGAGTAGGTGTGAGGGTCACGCCACGACGCCGAACCCGTCTCCGAAGTGAAGTCGTACGCGACGTTCGGGTGGATGTAAGCGGTGTAGAACCCGTTGAAGTTTGGGACGTTCTGCGAACGGAGGCGAGCCTTCGCTGCACGAATGTCTGCGGCCTTCAACGTGACCGTTGAGTTGATCGCTGAGCGACCAGCAACGCCCTGGGCATAGGCGACGTTCGTGCCTGCCTGGAGGACGCCGCGAGCAACTTCGTCGATGCTGACACCAGCGTTGTAGCCAATGACGTTGGCAACGATGGGGTCAATCTCAACGTAAGACTCACCACGCAAAGCGGCGGTGGTAAGCACGGCGTTACCGTACTCAGCGAGCGTCACGGTGACGTTGCTCTCAGAGATTGCTTGAGGCGTAACGTCCGTGGACTCGTTCAGCGCCGTCGATGCGACAGCAAGGTCGCTGACGATTGGGAAGGTGACAGAGGAACCAGGCATCGACTGGTTGGTTGGCTTGATGTCAGCAACCTGGTCGAAGTAGAGTTCCGGGCGGAGTGCGAACCGGGCGAGCCGATCATACGCCGCCTGAGCCAGACCGAGATTACCAGTGTTGGTAGTCCCCGTGGCTGGGTTTGGGCTGTATGCCATTTGTTTTGGTCCTTATGGATTGGACCTCTGGATCAACGCGAACCAGGAGCGAAAAGACCGGCTTCTCCGCCAATCTTTCTAACGACTTCCATGGCTTCTTCTTCGGTCATCGCACCAGCCATCGCCGCTAGGAACTCTTGAGCCACGGTAGGTCCTGACTCATTCATTCCGGTAGCACCGGCAATGCTTCTAGCACGATCAAGTTCTTCTCGGATCGGATCGCTTTGAGATGCTTGTTCCGTGTGACCCACGTTGATGCCGTATTCAGCGGCGGCGCTTCTAATCGCCTCCGGCTCAATCTCGCCATCGTAAGCCTTGCGGAGCAAAGCCCCAACGCCTTCCTCGGGGATTCCCGCCTTGGTGAACGCCAGTTCACGCTTGAGGGCTTCGGCTTCGGCTTTCGCCGTTTCTGCCTCTCGCAACCTTTCCTTCGACTTCCGAAGCTCTGCTCGGATGTTGGGGTCTAGTGCGTCGGATTCCTCGTCCTCGAAAGTATCGTCGAACTCAGCCATTTCAGTCTCTCCGTTCCTGCTACGCATATTCACCGGAGGTGATGAATACGGATTGCATTTTCAGTTGTCGGCCAATACACAGCAAGGTTGCCAACCCTTACCGGGTAGCGGCCTTAGCTCACCGAGACAATCCGGGCCAAAGCTCCACTAGGTACTTATTGTATCAGATTAGGGCCGACCCTGGATGCCTTCGGTGGCTGCGCGACCAACCGAAGTTCCCTTGGCTCCCATGTTGTAACCGCCACCACCGGACAGACCAGCGGCGCGAGCGCCCAACGCAAGTTTCAAGGCCGCATCTTCTTGGGCGGGGTTGGTGCCACCCGTGGCGTTAGAGCCTGGAAAAGCGTAGTCAATCAGTTGTTGTTGGCTGACGGTTGTTTGTCCACGGGTGCCCGTGGCACTTTGCTCAAGGGGTGTCAAAGCGGCGGCCTTGCTAAATCCGCTCAGGTAGTAACTGGCATCCACTCTCCCTGCGGAATCGGAAATGTTTTGAGCGGCTAATGCGGCTGATTGCGCTTGACTCAAGTTTCCAAATCCCGTCTGCATGGCCTCGGTGCCAATGACGGCAGCACGGGTCTGCTGTTCCCATTGCTGGTTAGTCGTGGTTGGGTCAAGGTAGTAGGAAGCAAGATCAGAAGTGTTGATGCCGTAATACTGGTTCAAAAGGGTTCGTGTTTCAGCAGGGGCTGCCATAGCAACTTGATAACCCTTGTTGATTCGGTCAGTCAACGTTGTCCCGTAAATGCCGTTACCGATCATGGTGCCGATTTGTTGAGAAGTAAATCCCGTAATGCCAGCACCGTTTAGTTGATCTTGAATGCTTTGCTTGTTTTGCAAGTAGCTAAGTTCCGTCATTCCGGGTGGCTTGCCGTAAAAAGCTTGCTGATAAGCGGGTTGTTGACGAATTACGTCAAGAACTTCTGCGGCATCCAAATGGTTGCCGGGGTCGGTAATCAACTGCATGGCAAGCGGCCCAAGGCTTGTTAGTCCCCAATTGTCAAGATCAAGCTGTACCTGACCATAAGCACTTTGTTCAAACGCAGAAGTAACATCGGGAACACCAATTCCGCCAGGCTCGATAACAATGTTTGGGCTTGGACCCGATTGGGGGTTTCCTGTACCGCCACCACCGCCGCCACCGTATTGCGATCCAACGGTGTAGTTGGCTCCAACGCCGCCTTTGAGTTTTCCATTTGCGCTGATTACGCTTGTAAGAGCCGAATCCGCCGTTGACCTGTCGCTTACGTTTTTACCAGCAAGGGCGCTGACAAAAGCGTAATACTCCGAATCGGCAGTGTTGCCATATTTTTTGACAAATTCAGCATAGATGTTTCCCGTTACCGCACCTGCGGTTCCTGCGGCAATTGAAGTTCCAGTACCTACATAATCGGCAAGAATCTGCGCGGCAACACCAGTTGTACCAAAAGAATAAGTACTGGTAGCACCACCAAAAGGGGTAAGATTGACTGTCATTGACCAGCCCTGCCTTCAAATCCGTCATGTAATGCTTTGACAAATTGCTGCGCCCGGTCGTGCGCTTGTGGGGTGTATTCCCAGTTATGACCAGGGTGTTGCATCAAAAACTTACGCCATTCATCAAGGGTCATGGGAATTGGGCGTCCCGTCTTGGGGTCCATGCCGCCTTGCAATGCTTGGCCCCATTTGGGGTCAGACCAATTGGGTTCGCTCATAACTGGACCAAGAACTTGTTGGGCTACCTGAATATAC